CGTCCCGTACAAGAACACGCAAGGCTACAAGTGGCCATTGACAGCGAAGCTGGAGGCGTGTGATGGATGAAGTCACCACTTGGAAATATAACGTAACCTCTCCCATTCTGCGAAGATTCCATGACTCGCGAGCTCTCGTTCGTCTCGTGTTAGGGCCATACGGTAGCGGAAAAACATACGCCTGTTGTTGGGAGATCGTCAATCTCGCCTTTCGTATGCCGCCCGACAAGTTCGGTGTCAGGAGGTCGCGTTGTTGCTTCATCCGAGATACGGCTACCAACTTGAAGGACACGACCGTCAACACGTGGCTCAAGCTCTTTCCCGAAAAGATCAACGGAGTCAGGTTTGGAACGGAAGTCAAGCACGATCCGCCGATGGAAATGTGGTTGCGTCTTCCGCATTGGGACGGAAAGACGACGGTTGAGTTGCACATTCTTTGTCGCTATCAGGACAACCCGGCCGATGCCGAGAACCTGAAATCGCTCGATCTCTCCAGCATCTACATTAACGAGGCGTCTGGTGTACCGCTTGAATCCGTTGTCGCCGCCGTCGGACGTATCAAACGGTTCCCGGCCAAAGAGGATCTGATTCTTGAGCGTGATGCAAACGGCAACGAGATTCCCCCGCGATTCGGCATCATCATGGATTCCAACATGCCGAACACGAAGCATTGGATTTATCGACAGTTTGAGGTAATCAAGCCTGAAGGCTGGGAACTGTTCAGGCAACCTCCGGCCATGTTCAAGAAGACGGATGCCAACGGCAAGATCATATACGTTCCCAATCGCGGACAGATGATCGCGCAAGGAATCCCGCCGGCTGACAACATCTCCAATCTCAATGACGGATTCGGTTATTACGAGGACTTGACCAAGACGGGAAAGCATGACTGGATCAACGTCCATGTGTGTGCCAACTATGGAACGCTCCAAACAGGACTGCCAGTCTATCCCGAATACCGCGATACCGTTCATTATGTCGATGCGCCCATCGCGTTTGACCGTGCCAAACCGCTATTCCTTGGATTCGACTATGGTTTGCGTCCATCCGTCGCGTTCGTGCAGATCAACGACTATGGGCAGATATGCGTGCTTGATGAGATTGACGGCGGGGCGCGTGATCCGCAGGGCATCGAGTTTCTGTGGACGAACACGTTGCGGCCCAAGCTGGTGAACGAATACGGATTCGGTTGTGGCACCAAGATCATTGCGGTGGGAGATCCGGCTGGCAAGGGGCGCGATCAGACATACATGTCAACGCCGCTTAATTTCCTTATTCAGCAGGGCATCTCCATTGTTCCTTGCCACACCAACGATCCTGTTGTGCGATGGGCGGCGGTCAAGCATTTTCTGAACGGTCTTGCCAGCGGTCGTCCCGCCATCATGTTTGCCAAGCCATGCGTCGGTTTACGTGCTGGTATGCAGGGAGACTATCACTTCAAGGAGAAGCAGAGCGGGGACATTAGCGGTGTGGTGGCCGACAATGATGCGACGCACATCCAGGATGCTCTGCAATACGTTTGCCATGTTATCCGGTTCGCAAGCGAATATAACGTGTCGGCCTACCAGACGGTTGGCGGATCGTGGAACGCGACATCGGGTGCGATAACCGGCAATCAGCCGGATGAACCTACGGGTGAGTTTTCGATGTGATGTGATTGTTGTTGACGTGGCGGTGATGGTTGATGTATGGTGCGCGATGACGAACGAAAAGAGATTGCGATGAAACGGATTGGTGCATGGGCGTTGTCGTTTTTTTGCATGGATGGTTATTGGTGTTATTGAAGCTTTGTACAGAGAGGCGGGTGGAGAATTCCATGATAGCGCAATTCATGAAGGCGTCCGCACAATAAAAGGCGGAAGGACACTCACTGGATTCGCCATGTTGGGTGTATGGTGTATCTGGTTTGGACAACGCGAAAGGAGAGGCACCGCGCAGTGAGCGTACAGAAAGCAAAGATTTTGAACACAACGGCAACCGCGAACAGCGGTTGTCTCAGGCGTTTGGTTCGGTTCTTTGAGATATGGGGAATCTTCGGGCCATGGAGTGCGGATACGTGGAAGACTCTTTTTCCTCCATTCCGCGGATGGGACGTCGGATGCGGATATTGCAGGCTTGAAAAGCGAGCGCTGAGGAAGCGGCATTGCGAACGGGCGAAGCGAATGGGTTGCGCCAAGTGCGGAGTTCTTTGACCGAACCCCGCCCGCCACCTGTGGTCAGAAACGAAAGAGGGTAAAAAGAATGGACGGAAAGAACGAAAAGGATGCGAACGGCCGTCAGGGTGAGCGGCTTGGTTCGGGATGCGATTGCTGGGAGAAGATGAACAAAGTGGTTGCTGACAAAGGAATGAAGCTATCCGACGAGGGGGTCGGCATTCGAATGATCGGCAATGAAATGGCTGTCGTCTACGGAATACCGCTTGAGCGCATGGACGGGAAGAAACCGTTGCGGACAGATCCGAAGTGTCTGGAGATAACGCACTGCCCGTTTTGTGGCAACAAGTTTTAACCCGAACGCGAAAGGTGAGGCACCGCAGTGAGCGTACAGAAAGGGCGTAGCACATCGACACGTGTGAAATGGCTGTTGGAACATGGGTGGCTTATTTATAGGCCGAACGACAGATTATAGCACTTCGCAGGTTCTATGCACGATGGTCACGGCACAACCATCGTGGTTTTCGTGCTTTATGGCATCACGGCATGATTATAAACAACTGTCATTTTGATAGTTGACACATACACGCCGATTTGGTTTTATGTAATTTGAAAGGGTGAATCGGCATGGCCGATCTATACGACAAACAGGGCGAAAGTTCGGAAGGCGGAAGCCAGAAGGCCGCCACTGCCGCAGTTGTGGCAAAACGAGAAGAGCAGTTGTGCCGACTCGGCCCTTATCTTTTCAACGGTTTTCAGTGTGCGGCTGAACACAAGCGCCAAAGTGGCATCGAGGCCGAACTTTTGACGTGTTTACGGCAATGCAACGGCGAATATTCTCCGTCAGAAAAGGAAATGTTTGCGCTCAGAGGCGTCAAGAATCCGGTTTACATGCCGCATGCCGACCTCAAACGCCGCACCGCCAATTCCATCGTGCAGGAAATCTTCCTCAATTCGTCCGACACGTCGTGGACATTGCGTCCGACACCCGTTCCCGATCTGTCGGATGCCGACACCGAAGCCATTGCCGTCAAGACCATTCGCGACTTCATCCAGTGGCGCACTATGGAATTGAGGGAACGGGGTGTTCCGCAAGATCGGGCAGAGCAGATGGTGATGATGACGCCGCCCGACCCGTTGGTGGTACGGGAATATGCCAAGGCGAGGCGCGACGAGGTGGACGCACAGGTCAGCGAGGAAGCACAGCGTAAAAGCGAGCGCATGACCAAGAAGATGCTCGATCAGATGATTGAGGGCAAGTGGCGTGACGCGATGCTCAAGAACGTCGATTACGCTTCCGCCTATGGAACATGGATTCTGAAGGGGCCGATCCCCCGCATGCGTCGTCGTAACCGCTGGAAAGGTACGACGCAGAAGATTGAGAACGTGCGCGTGTGGGAATGGGAAGCCGTCAACCCGTTTGACGCCTATCCCGCTAAAGGCGCAATCGATATCAACGATGGGGACTTCTATCAGCGCGTCCGTTTCACGCCGAAAGATCTTAACGCGATGCGGAACTTGGGTGATGGGTATTACAAGGACACAATCGAACGTATTCTCGCACAATGGCCGAATGGCGGATTGATGCTTGAACAGCCGGCCGACAGCGAACGCAAGACGCTCGAAAACGACGGCACGAGTGGCGGATATAAAGACACGAACATTGAAGGCATCGAGTTCTGGGGCGACGTGCGCGGTTCGATGCTGATGGAACAGGGTGTGATGCAGACGCCCGACGGCAAGGTTGTCGAGGAAGATCAGTACTACGAAACGAATGCCATTGTCATCAACAGCGAGATCGTGTTCTGCTCGATCACAGATGAACGCCTTGGGCGTCCGCTGTTCAAGGGCGTCTTCTATCGCATTCCCAATTCGTGGTGGGGTGAGTCTCCCATGAAGAAAATGCGTGATGCCATGCGTGTTTACAACTCCACGACTGTCGATCTGACCATCAACAGCCAGATGTCGGCGACACCCATGCTGATCGTGAAAGATCGTACCCGCATTCCGCCTGGCACTAATCTAAAGATGCGTGCTGGTGCCATTCTTGAGTTTGATGATCCCATGAAACGCGGTGATTCGCCCGTGGACTTCCGGCCTGTTCCATCAAACGCCGCCGAGAAGATCGCCATCATGGAACGCTTCGAGAAGCTTATAGACACGCTCACGGGCATTCCGGCATATTCGCATGGCTCCGATACTGCGGCGGGCGCTGGGCGCACGTACAACGGCTTGCTGTTGATTGTGAACGCCAGCAAGGAAGGCATCAACACAGTAGTCATGTCGATGTTTGAAGACGGGATGAAACCCGCGCTCACCTATCTCTATCGCGTCAACATGCTTTGGGATGACGACGAAGGCATCAAGGGTGATTGCGAGATTGACGCGGGGGGATTGCTTTCCATTCTTGTGCGCGAACAGAGCATCAACCGTTTGCAGGATACGCTTAATCTGGCGAACAATCCGAACGTGATGAAGATTTTCGGTGAAAGCGGATTGAGCGAGCTTTTGCGTCAATACGTCAATCTGTTGCAAGGCATCAACCCGAACAACGTGGTTCCTTCCAAGCAGGAAATGGACCGTCGTATGCGTATGGCGGAAATCGAACGGCAGATTGAGAAGATGCGGAATGTGGCGTTGGCGGTTTCGCAACGGTCCAACCAGCTTGGCAATCCCTCTGTTGCGGCTCAGGCGCTCCCTGTCGGCAGTTCTGTTGGTCAGGAGGGGCAGCCTGTTAATCTCCCGCGTGCCGAGTTGGCGAGCGATATGCAGACGCCCGAACAGGAAGGGGCAAGGGCATGATAGCGAACATCGCCACAACCGCATACGATCAGAACCGTTTCAATGTT